ATCTCTGCAGTTTTACCAACCACGTTAGAAAGGCCAGTAAAGATTGGCATATCAGTTACATCGTATCGCTTGTTCGGTGTAGGCTTAAAAGCTTTTTTTCTCGGCTTACTTTCTCCCATCTCGCCGCCACTAGATTTGGTAACGCGAGAAGTGTCAACCTTATCTTTGGTTGGCATGCCTTGCAAATCTGCAATCATTTTGTTTCGTTCTGATTTACGCTCTGCTCGGTCAGCCGCCTCATAACCAGAGCGCTCAGCATTTGCCTGCTCTTCGTATAAAGCATCCATGTCAGTTGGAGCAGAAACAGGTATTTTTTTAACCTGCGTTTTCTTGCCGCCGCTAACTTCAACTTTTTTGACTTTCGGTTTATACGGAAGCTTGGGAGAAGTCGATTCACCTGTTTGGGGGCCAGGTTTAGTTGTGGTGCTTTTCATTGGCTCAGCATCATCAAGTGACTTGCCGCCGTCGCCATATCCGCCGCGCTCTACATCGCCCATACGCTTTAAGACTTCCATGCGTCCACGGCCAGCGCCGTATTTCTCATAAGCCTTCGAGCCAGACTGATCAATGTTGCCTTCGGTAAGGCGATCAAACATGCCGCCCTTCTCGTCACCCTTGGAAGACTCAAGGCCGATAGACTTAAGTTCTTCTTCCGTGTAATCGTCAATTGACTTGCCTTCGACAATACCGCCATCAGCGTAGCCCATTACCTTGCCGCCATCGCGATAATTCTTTTTCGCCATGCCGCCATCCATGTAATGGCTCATGTCAGGCTTACGATTGAACGAAGCAAAGTCAGAGCTTTGGCGTGGGCTGTTAGACCCGCCGCCAGATTTTTTCATGGAGCCACGGCTCCAGTCAGGGCAATGTCCCATGTTTTACCTCTATTGCATTAAGTTTGAACCAGCGCCACCTATAGGAGCGCCATCTGGACCGGCTTCTTGTGCGGCTTGCGGCATCTGCTGCTGCGCCATCATTTGTTGCTGAGCAGCCATCTGCTGAAGCATTTGCGCCGCCATCTGTTGGGCGAGCATCTGAATACGTTGCTGCTCGAAGTGATTCGAGTCAGGAACGATCTTGTCGGTGTCCATACCAAGGCCGCGAGCCATCTCACGCAGGAGGTAAGCGCGACCCTCTGGACCAACAATCTGCGAATCAATCGGATTGGCGGTAGCGACCAGGAACTCATTGCGACGCATCATCTGCTGCTCTTTGTGGAGTAAGCCGATTGCGCCTTTCGCCTGTATCTTAAAGTCGCCCTTAATAAATTGGTCATCCCCATACATCATGTTATGCAGATACAACCTATCTACTATGCCACTTACTATTTTATCAATATTTGCTACCGCTTGTTTGATTCCTTTTGAAGCATTATCCATTAGCATGGATAAGCCAGAAGCAGTACGCCCAGCGCCAGCAACATTACTACTTCCGTATACATAGTTCGGAATACCAGTAACTTCATCTGCCTGTCGTGCAAATTGCTGGTATACGCCAAGTAGCACATCAGCATTCATATTGGGCTGATAAAACTTAACGGCTGGCTGCCCGCCCCCTGTACGGTCTGACGTGGTCTGCCAGATTTTCCATGGGTAGATGTCGGTGATTTGCTCGCCGTCTGGCAGGCGGTCAATGGCTACTTCAACTTGTGGGCCAGATGCAACTCCCATGTTATTAGCCAGTGCTCGTGCTGCAGCGTTACACATGATTTGCGTGTCGCGCATGATTTCGGGCAGAGCAATACCCCAGAACGAGTTCGGCACTTCCTCAAAAGCAGCGGTCTCGTAGGGGCGACGGCCTAGCGGATCAGGGTTGATTACGCAGCGGAACACGATGTCGCCAACAACCCAAGCGTTGACCTCGTACTCCCGGTCGCCCATAACGTCCGGCTCCTCCATGCCCCACTCAAGGAGCCATGTGCCATTTACCGACCCCCAGAACTCCAGTACTTCAATGGTGTCATCGTTGACGTACTGGGACTGTGGCTTGCCAGAAAGCAATCGGTTTTCGCTATCGCCCGGCAAGTAGTTCCTATAACCATCAGTACCATAACGATCAATAATGGTCCTAATCGCATCGCTATTGTACCCAGGTGTACCTAACATTTCCAAAAGTGCGCCACGTGTCAAATGATGACGCTGGAAAATATAACCATCGTTTACGCCACTGGATGTGGGCGATGGGAAGATGTCGTATGGGGACACACGCTCAAAAGTACGAACGAATTCGGTCGTGACGATGGGCTGCATATCCTCGCCCCAAGTGATGCCCTTTTGCCGACGTACAGTCGGGCCTTTCATAATGGCAGCGGGGAACGTAACAAAGTCGTTTACGAAGTCACGCATCGCGTCGTAAAACTTGCCCTCAGTTAGCTGGTCATCAATTTTGTCTTCCATACGACGAGCCGCATCAAGGGCTTCTTTGCGGAAGCGGTTCAGAGTAGCTTCATGAACTTCTTCCATTCGAGCGCGCACAGTTTCTGGTAGCACGTCCTCCCCAGATCCCATAACTTCTGCAGCCTCGAAACGAACTTGATCAACAATTCCAGCAGAAAGTTCTCCAGGTAATACCGGTTCATTCGACGGCGTAAGCTCAAATACTTTCTCCTTAGTTCCGTATAAAACATCTCTAATCCATGATTCAGCAGCACGACACTTAACATCTGTAAGCATCATGTAAATATCAGACCCTCCGGTCTGAGCAATTTCAGATGCTCGGTCAGGGTCATAGACTCCACGGCGCTGACGTTCGCAGCGGATAACCCGCTCCAAGACATCTTGCTTGGCGGTCTTGGCTGACCCCCAGCAGCGTTGGATGTAGGCGGCGAGGTTGGTTTCGACAACAGGGTATTCATCCCCTGGGTCCTCCACCCTCATGTCTACCTCTACATCAGGTCGTTCAATCTTAATACTCATGTCCAGCCTTTAGCGGAAGTGCGTTTAACCGATTTAGCTCTAACCGGATTTAGTCCTGTCCTCATCTTCATACACGCATACTGCAATGCGTCATGAATGTGTGAGTACTCATCTTTTACTGGCCTATCCCTAAACCGGGCGGGGCCATTCGTTTTAATGCGCTCAAGTCTATAGCGCCCATTGAAACCTTTTCTTAACCAAGTGCAATGAGGGTTCAGATAAAAGGCAGGCGCGCCATCAGCCATCTTAGTAAGCCAATAGGCTACAGACTCTCTACGTATCACAAAGTCGTTTGTCGGGGCCGGGTCAGTTGCCAGCCCAGCCTCCCATAACTCTTGCAGACAAGTACGCTCGTCAGTTTGTGCGCGGATATTCCCCGCAGGGTCGCCAACACTCTCAATGCGACAGCGCCCATACTTGTTTGCAATAGCAGGCTTTACTACGTCGTGAGCAAATTGTCGTATGCCCATATCTTCAGAGACGTACTCATCAAGTACTACGATCTTGCCCCTAGGGGTTATTTGCATTACGACGCAAGCAGGTGTAAGACCAAAGTCCCAACCAAGAACAATAGGAAGACCATCCACTGGTTCATAAACTGTATCTCCCGTGTGAGACTTATCATTCCATTCTGGGTATACGGGTTTACCCGTGGACGTGGTTCCGTAGTTACCTAATACGAATACATTAATCCAGTCCATGCTTTTAGCAGGAACCTGCTGCATGTAATAGTTGTATCCGCCGGGCAAGTTGCGAACGTTCTCTGCCCTTGGGTTGGGTATAAACTTACCAACGTCTTTTAAGATGACCCCATCCCTGTCATCCTCTTCGTCGGTCATGATAAGCCCACCTTGCTGTCTGAAGAACTCCCAACCCTTGGGTCGCTCCTCTTCGGCAATTTTGTAATACCAATGATCATCGTCCGGGGGGTTGGTGTCTAAGATGACACCACACCATGAAGGACCGCCCTTAAGCTTAGAAGGGTATCGCCCAACACGCTGAGTTACCATATCGAAGATCTCTTTACCGATCTCCGAGGCCTCATTAATCCAGACCCCGGTTAACTCCAGCGATCTCAACTTGCCTGTTTCCGTAGGCCTGTCGAGCGCCATGAAATATACCTCTAGCTCTAGGGACGTACCGTCACCTATATCAGGTATATTCATTTTGGCCTCGATGGGTGCATCCCATTTGAATGGGCAAATGCTCTCGGGAAACCACTGTTGCCAGGTCTTAATAGTCGTGGATCGTAACTCAGGATAGGTGTTACGGATCACTAACCAACGACTACGCCTCACCCCATCGTGCCAAGGTTCTTGCCTGAGCGCCCTCATGACGATCTCAACACAAGAACTTGAGGACTTACCGGAGCCTACAGGCCCCATCAGCCCCCGGACAAAACCATCACTCTTATGAAACTCTAAAGCAGCAGGCCCAGGAGGGTTGTAATCTATTAGTTCCAAGTTGTCTCCTTAACTTCACCTTACTCGGAAGAACCCTCTTCGCCATCCGCCTTCTTTGCGCCATCCAAATTAAAGTTAAACATAACCGGCTGCGCATTTACATCCATACGTACATCCGACAAATCAGGCAAAGCCTTGCGAAGCAAAACTTCAATAGCCCTAACCTGCGTCGTTGTCAAATCAACATCACCATTCGCATGATCAGTTAACCTGTTAATTAGCTGGGCGACTTTGATCTTCAGACGAGTATCCTCGTCATGTCTGATCTTTCGTATCCGTGCTGCCATATAAATACCTCTAAGGAATCCTTTAAGCCCCCGTAGGGCGTTTCTTTTAGTCCACCTGGGGGGTGAGTACCTAATCGTCTAGCTGGCCGTCAGCAGCCTTCTCAAAGCTTGCCATCAACTTCGTGGCTAACCTCGCAATATCCTTCTGCCCCCAGAACTCACGCAAGTCCAACTCCGTTTCATAAAACAAAGGCTTGCCATGAATAAACACAGTACCAGTCAAAACCGCATACCAAGGCGCTAAGACAGATAAAGGCCTAACCTCTACACCACGGAACGGGTCTAAAGCATTAAGCATGTGCTGAAGTTCTGAAGCTTGTAACATTTTTTCATTGTACCTCTGTGTGTGGGGGATATATAGCTGGAGTCCTCATCCCCCGGTGTACTTCGTCTAGGACATCCATAGGGGGGGGGGATACCTATACCTACATATCCATCTGCCTGAAACGTGGTTCCAGAGCGCCATTAACCACACTTATCGCATCTAAATGAGCGAGAAGTAAAGTAAATGAGTGCCTGATACGTTTTCTCCAGAAAAAGGTAGCGCGTGTACTACACCTTTGTTTCCACTAGGAAAATTCAAACTAACTGGTCTGTATAGGTGGTTCGGTCCGCCCGCCTTCGGGGGACGGCCTCACCCCCTTTTAAATTGAGGTTATCACTGAAGGAGAAAGAATATGCAAGCAGCATATAACGTTACGGACAAGCAACAAAGTTTGATTGCTGGTGTAGAGGAGAAGCTTACAAAAGTTGGTGCGCCAGCTACTAAGGCTCCTGATGAGTTTACTACTGCCAGTGAGTACATCACGTACTTGGTTGACTGCCTTGGCCGGGCGGAATGGACGCCAGCATCTTCTGCTCAGCGGGATAAGCTGAAGGATGGGAAGATGTGGGTTTCACTGACCATGTCCAAGCGGGAGGCTTCTGCTCTTATGAAAATTAAGATAGCTCGAGACAATATGTCTAAGGCTAACACCGATGCTCAAAGGAAGGCTGCTATTGAGCAGTTCTTCAAGGATACGGATGTCCTTTATAAGAGCTAAGCTTTAGCGCCTAGGGGTCGGGCTTGCCCGGCCTCTAGGTTTATCAACGTTTGGAGACACTTATGGAACATATCTCATCACCGCTTGCTGCCGTTAGGCAGCTTCGCAAAACACTTCATTTTGTACTCGAAAATTCAAATACAACAATTGACGTAGAAACGTTACTGATGATAAAAGAGTCACTAGAAAGGACGGAACATATCGCAAGTTTTGCGGAATTGACTAATGTTACTGCTTAAGTTATTCTTTGGCTTGCTATGTGGCTCTTGTGCATACAAGTTTGTCACTGGCGATTACATAACGAGAGGGGACATGTTGACACCAACAGTTCTACTCATTGGAGCAATCTTTTTTGGAGTGATAGTTTATGCGTTACATATTTTTGAATCGGAAGCGTAGCTGGTGGCGTGAGGTGAAGCTCTACGTTGCGGCGTGGGCACTAATCATCTTATCTGGCGCTCTGCTTTGGATAGCTGCGCCACTTTAACGAGGAGGCTGGAGGTCACCAAGGTGGCCTTCATTCATGGCGAAAACCACAAATACCTGCAGCATCGTTCCGTGAACCAAAACAATCGTTCCGTGCTACGCGTCCACCAACCTCCGGGCGGACGCTCCGCACTACCAAAGAAAGGAAACAAATGAGAAAAATTCAAGTAATAGAAGCAACAATAAAACCAAAACGAGACGTCATTGGGTCGAACATAGCCATA